TTAGAAAACGGGCTGGCTGTGCTTGAAGATGTATTAATAATAGTGAGTTTAGTATAACCGGAAGCGTTAGTTACACCTGTAACCTTAAACTGTAGGAAAGATTCCGGGCTAAACTCTTTACGTAGGGTGATCGTACCTAGAACAGATGAAGGATTGTTACCACCTGATAGCAACTGAATGAAAGCAGATACATCGGCTGCATTAGCTTCTTCATCATCAATATAGATTTCCGTAGCGGTATTCTGGGTGGCATTGTTTAGCCTGAGTACACCGCTACCAGGATCAGAGTCGGTTGTGGTTGTGCTAAAGGTGTAAGGAAGTGCATTACCGATATCAGACAGGTTACTGATACCAGAGATAGTCCCGCCTGTGATTGCTACGTTATTAGCATTCTGAGTAGCAATCGTACCTAGACCGAGTGTAGTCCGTTGAGCAGAAGCATCAGCATCATCTAGCAATGCCCGACCGGCTGAGGTAAGACTAGTGGTTGCATAAGTATCAGATGCCGTGGTATATAGCATCTGGTTAGCAGAAGTGGTCAGACCAGAGATAGATTGTAGACCGGCATCATAGGCTTGAACATTAGTCCCGATTGCTAGACCAAGATTAGTCCGGGCGGCAGAAGCAGTAGATGCACCTGTACCGCCATCAGCAATCGCTAGATCAGTGATGCCAGTGATAGATCCGCCTGAGATAGTAACAGTGGTAAAGGTTCCACCGTTAGAAACTGTAGCACCTGTAAAATCAATAGTGCTACCGGTAGATACGGTTAGGTTAGTAAATGTACCAGCGGCAGGAGTGGTCGCACCGATAACTGTATTATCAATTGTACCAGCATTAATATCAGCGGTATCAGCTACCAGAGAATCAATATTAGCAGTACCGTCGATATATAGATCCTTGAACTCGAATGAGGATGAACCTAGATCAATGTCATTGTCAGTAAATGGTAGGATAGCCCCGTCTTGGATACTGATCTGACCTACAGGGGCAGCACTGAACTCGACATAGAAGTTGATCTGGTTAGCACTGGTATCTACAAAGATAAGATTGTTCTGGTCTAGGTCAGCGATACGATCAATAGGTGGACCTTCGGCAGCAGTACCATCATGCTTATGACCGGTAGAGTTATTAAAGGCTGAGAGGATCTGGTTAAACTCAGCGTTAAGCGGTGGTGCAGATACGATCTCACCGTTTAGAATTTGAGCCAGAGATTGCCGTGTATAACCTGCCATTATCTATATCCTGCTTCTTGGAAAGTAAGGCCCCAGCCTTGAATACTGTATGGTGCTTCCGTACCGATTGATGTAATAACAAAGCTGACAGATCTGCCGGAGCCTTGGATATTCTTTTCTAGAACGGGACTACTAGAACCGCCGAAAGTAAAGGTTGACCCATAGGTTCCTCCGGTAGAGAAATAACGAAGGAGTGCACCTTGAGTGGAAAGACCGTAAGAGTTAGGGTTATATTTGTTAGGATCATCCCAATCATAATATACAGCCATATTAAAACTAGAGGTACCTTCTGGTCGGGTATAGAGAGATACTTTATGAAATATCTTACGACGCTCTGTACTATCAAAGTAAAAGAACGGAGTAGCATAAACAGCGATTACATCAGCACCGTTAAACGAGTTACCAGATTCTTGCTTGAATACATACCCGTCAAGATCACCGTGAACCGTGGTCTCAATACTGTTGATGGTGTCCGAGTAAGCCACGAAAGATCGGATACCTAGTAGCTCCCCAAACTCCCAACCGACACTGTTATTAGCAAACCGTAGACCGCCAATAATACCGAAAGCATCGGTGACAGAACCAGTCTCGCTAGGGAAGAAATAACGGAACTGAGATTTATTCTTGATAACTACAGAACTCATAAGGTCCAGATCATAGTTCTCAGGCAGGGCTTGCAAGATCTGCTGGATAGGTTTAGATATGGTCTGTAGTTCAATATCCCCGATACGGGCTGTACCCTGAATAGGTCTGATACCATCTGATGCCAGGAACAGGATATCACCACCGATCTCAATGATACTATCAGAAGCGATACAACCGATATTACTTGTCACCTCAGAGAGAACAAAGTCTGACGAGTTATTACCCTGTAGTCGTTTGATCTGTCGCTCACCGAAAATATATAAAGCATCACGGAACTTAGCGATACCGGTAACAGGGAAGCCTACGTTAATTTCACCTGCACCACCAGCCGGATCGTATCTTAGGTCAAAGTTGGGGTTACTGAACGTAATCCGGTTAAAGTTATTCTCGGCACCGGCAAAGAATAAGTGGTTTCGGAAATCTGTGACAAATTTGGCACCTTCGATATTAGCGATATCTACATGAGTGTAGAACCAGTTTACCGCTGTGCCACCTTCATTGTTTTGAGTTGATGTAGCTGTAGCTGAGATAACAAAAGTATAAGAGTCAGCATCAACTACGGTAGCAATAGTATATTCATTACCGTTAATGTCTTCCGTACCGATATTGACATTGACATTGCTGAACTTGACAATATCCCCGACGTGCATACCATGAGCAACATGGTCAACGGTTACGATACTGGTTCCGTTGCTGATTGAGAAAGGGTTAGATAACTGAGCTTCGGTATCGGTTAGACCAGAACCTTGACGATCATAAAGTTCAATAGGAGTTGTTGAGTTATGTCTTAAGGGCCGGTTAACCCCATCTACGACGATTACAACTTCTGACCCTGTAAAACTATGTTCGTTAGTTCTGATTTTAGTTACACCTACAGCACTACGAGTATTAGTATCTGAGGTGTTGTTTACCGCTGACCAGCCAACACCATCTGTATGATCGTAGATGGTATAGTATCGACTTACAGTATAAAAGATTGTAGCTGCTGTACTGGTTACTGTGCTGTCAGCAGCCTCATCAGCAACGAAGGTAAAACTACCTGTAGTCGGAGTAGATGCAACTACAAACTCATTATTGTTTAGATCTAATCCACCAAGGTTAGTATCAATATTACTAAAGGTGACCCATTCACCAACAGATAAACCATGTGCAGCAGAAGTAACAGTTACAATTGAACTACCTGAAGTGAGAGATACAGCACCTACAGATAGAGTGGCAGAAGTAGAATCAATTGAGTTACGTCTTGCTGCATAGACCTTGTCGTTGTGAATCCAGACACCCAAGACTTTACCAGCGCCGGGGACTTGTGGATTGTCAGCATCATAATACTCATAACCGTTGATCCGGCGGTATCCTCCAAACTGAGATACCTCAAAGTTTGTCATACGGATTGCCGCACCGGGTTCAGTACCAGCGAGGGTTAGAGCATCCTCGTTAGTATATAGACCACCCCTAGCAATGATTGTTACATCGCGGAGATTGTCAACCATTACTTACTGCCTGCCGGAACGTTAATTAGTCTATTAACCCTAGTATCCCGAAGATCAGTAAAGTTGTTTGTTAGCAGTTTACGCATATTTTCAATACCGCGAATAAATCGTTGCTGGGCTAGAGTAGCCTGTTGAGAATTATCACGGAACATATAGCAGTGATACATAGCCCCATCGATAACCACGTTCTTAAACTGGTCTGGGACAGCCATTGTATCAGTAGCGTTACTCAAAGCAGTCTGATACTGGTAATAGTCATACTCGATACTATATGCTTTATCAGGAATAGGAGTTAGACCGATACGATTGTCAAGAGTTTTGTACACGTAATTAGGGGTATCATAGTCAGCAGTACCCGCATTACCATCCCGAATATAGAACCGTTGAAGATAGGTATCATAGTTAATTTGTCTTAACCTTACCGCCTGGATATTTTCTGCTTCATCCTTGGTGATACGAAATGAATCCCAGTCAACAACCTTCATATTACTTTCAGACGAATATACAGACGTACCAGCAACCAAGGTTAGTGTGCCGGTCTGATGGTTAAACGGGAACCCGAACTGCTCCTGACCGATTTCATCAAGTGCAATATTGACTGCATCCTTAACCGAGGCATGAAAACCAATAGCGGTTGGAAATTCGTCCGAAGTAAGCTGGACTTCATTCAACCGCTTTAGTGTATCATTAACTAAGGTAAGGAAAGTTGTTGCCATTTAAGCAGCCTTTAACCATCTAACAGGAAAGTCATCATGTAAAATATACTCGGTTTTGTTTATATTATTTTGAATAAAACATGTTAGGAATGTATCGCCGCAGACATTAAAGTTGATACCTTTTTGATTACTAAGTATCTGGATAATCTTCATGGCTTCCTCAGCCATACCAATATACTCAGTGGTTGTATGGTAAAGTTTATTTGTTATAGGGCATGATACGGTTACTTCTTCACAAGATCCATCATGCTTATTTTCACGGTTTACTCGATAGTTACCAGAGGCTTTATCATAACCGCAGTCAAATCCGAATAGATTGATATTCTTATAACCAAGCCATACGGAAAGTAGGATAGCATGAACAGTGGAGTTAGATCCTGCAGACATACACTTATCAGAGGGTCGCCACGTTTTAGAAGTGACAGTATCGATCATGTATGTCTTGTAGTTCTTTAGTGCATCGAATAGACTAGGATCACACTGAGAAGAAATAATGTAATTGGTTTTTTTATTTAGTTGGGCTTTATCACCAGACTCTCGTGGATCGATAGAGACAGAGTATCTAGGATCACACCCGATAGAGGTAAGATAATCTACAGTTTTGGAAGCAAAGATATCGTTATTAGATGTACGAAGAAACTCTTCAAACTTCTTGATACTAGGTCCAGCAGCACATATATTAATTTCTTGGCTACGTTTATGTGGACTGTTCTTTAGTTTAGAAATAGATGGAAGGTTTCTATTCTTGTTATTCTCATAGTTAGACTTGAGTATATCTTCTGAGACTGAACAGTTTAATTGTACCATAGTATTCCAAATAGGTCAAGGGGAGACCCCGAAGGATCTCCCCAAGTTTGTTAGGCTAGATCACGAGCAACTTCAGCCGGACCTGGAATTTCAGCCAGATCAGACATGTAAGCAACTACGCGAACAGTGCCGGTATCAGGTGCAACAGAACCAGTAACCGCAAGGGTCATGTCGATAGTATCAGCAGCAGTGATAATTACCGAGTTAGCACCGAAAGGAAGTAGGCCGTTAGTACCGGCTGCAACCCAACCAGCAGTGGTTAGATCGCCACCGTCGATGAAGTCATCACCACCGGCAACATCAAGATCGAATGTCGCACCGGTTGAGAAAACAACGTCTTCAACATAGGCAACCGCACCATGAAGGAGGGTATTAGCTGGAACAGGGATAACTTCTAGGACATCGGCATTAGCAAGGGAAGAACCCTTGAGAGTTACCGCGTCAGCCATAGAAACTACCTTCTCTACGGTGTAAGGAACATTAGCACCGGTACGAGACATGTGATTGGTATTAGAACCAGTAGTTAGATCGTAAGCCATGATTCATACCTCCCTTATTCGTACACGTTGTAAACGGCGCGAGTGATAGCTTCTGGACGGAGAAGCTTACGGCCATAGAGATGTAGACCACGAACGACATCGCTAAAGCTGTCATTGTCACGATAGGTTTCAACCTTTTCGATCTGAGAAGCAGTAGCAACAGCGGAGTCGTGACCGGCGATGATAACACCGTAGTTACTGGAAGAACCACCAGTAGCAACAGTGCCCGGACCAGTACCGATGATTGGCAGGTTGTTGGACATGTAGATGCGGAAACCGCGAACCATACCATCGATGATACGACCGTTACGGAGGATATCACCGGCATCCTGACGACCGGCAAAGTCATTGCTTAGAAGCTTTGAGTTTTCGTCATTAAGCTGCTCGGCAAAGACCGGATCGACAACTAGCCAACGACCGTCACGATCAACGTTCTGCTGGTCTAGCTTACGAGCCATACGGTTAATAACCGCTAGAGGAGAGATTGCACTGGTGTTCTGACCAACTGGAATAGAGTTACCAGCAGAACCACCGAATGAACCGAGGTCGAGCTTCATGGAAGCAAGAAGACCATCAGCATCGGCGGACACTGGATCAGTACCAGACTTGTCAGCGGCAACACGAGCGGCACTAGCATTGGCGTGTAGAGCGGCCTGCTTGTAACCGGACATGTAACCGAAGATCTCCTGGTCAAACTGATCACGAAGGCGATAACCAGCACGATCAGTAGCAAGAGATTCAAAGTTCACATGAGAGTGAGCC